TAATAAGTTATTAGAGGCGAATAAAGCTGCTATCTTATCACAAGGCTGAAGTAATAGACTAACTGCAATTTCTTGCCTTAAATCATCTTGTATTGATTCCGGCTTTGTTTTGCCTATTGCTTTTATAAGGTCAGGATGGTTGTATATCTCTAAAACTATATCATTACACTTGTTCATCTAACCATTTTTGTGTTTCATCAATACCATTTCTTTTAATACTTAATGTTCGGTCAAGTTTAAGCATTCTGTTTACTATCACTTGGCAGTACTTAGGGTCAAGTTCCATACCAAAGCATTTGCGTTTAAGTTGATTAGCAGCTACCATTGTTGAACCTGAACCTAAAAACAAATCAAGAACACTCATTCCTACTTTGCTTGAATTTTTTAAGGCATTTTCAATTAAAGGAATTGGTTTCATTGTTGGGTGCAAATCATTTTTTAATGTTCTTTGAAATTCCCATATATCTTCTTGTTTATACCTTTCGCCATAAAAACAACTTCCGGGCTGACCATAAATTATAGGCTCATATCTGCTTTTATAATCCATATTTGATAAAGCAGCTTGATTTTTCATCCAAATAATTATATTTTTCCATTTATATCCTGCATCCACTAAACTATTTAAAAGAAGATGTAATTCAGAATAAGCAAAACATATATACCACGCACCCTTATTAAACATAAAAAGGTTGCTTAATACACCTGACATAAAATCTTTAAAATCATCTTCACTTAATGAATCGTTTTCAATTTCATTATGCTTTGTATTTGCTCCTTTATGTCCGTGTATTACAACTCCATCTTTGGTTGTATTACTTATTCTTTGACCTTGAAAAGATACCCTATAAGGAGGGTCTGTAAATACCATATCAGCCTTATTCCCATTCATTAACTTTTCTACTGCATCGCTATCAGTTGAATCTCCGCATAATAACCTATGCTCTCCTATCTCAAATAAATCTCCTATTACTATATCAGTTTCTATTCCACCATCCGGCACATCAAAGTCATCTTCTTCTGCTTCTATTTCTTTATAATCAAATACAGGTAAATCCATTCCCCAACCTTCAAGCTGCTCCATATCCCATTCGTTTGCAATGTCATCCCAAGACCATTCGCCATATCCTAAATTATCTTTAATTGTATATGCTTTTAATTTTTCTACTGATGTATCTTGTGGCAGTATTTTAACAGGTATTTCTTTTAGTCCTAATTCTTTACAAGCACCTAATCTCATATTACCTGCAATAACTATTAACTCATTATTTAAATCATAAGCAATGACTTCCCTTAATTGTAACATTTCAGGGTCATCCTTAATTGACTTAACTAGCTTTTTAAACTTGTCATCCTTCAATAATCTTGGATTTTTAGGCAAACCTTCTATTTGTCCAGTATTATTCTTTAACTTATTAATACTAATTATTTGACTTATCATTGATTAATTTTTTAATATAAAAAGCTGCATCAAGCAGTTCTTCGTATAAATGATTTAGCAATTCTTCTTTATTTAAATTAGCATCATCTAGTGTGGTTCCGTACGTTTTAATCCCTTTAGCTTCTCGCTTTTGTAAGTCTGCATTAATCTGTTCTAATAACTTCATATTTTATTTTTCTTTAAAAATTTTAAATGTATTTCAGTTATTTCTTCAACTGTCCATCTATTTTTAAAATCATAATCATAATGACAAGTTCGACAAAGTGCGGCAAGATTAGTTATTAAGTCTTGCTCATCCTTTCTTTTACTGCCAAATTTAGATTGTGCTACTATATGTGCAATGTCAACCGCTTTACTACCGCATACCTCACACGGAATAAAATCTTCTATACCATATCCAAAATACTTAAAATACTCTTTGGTATATTTTTTCATTAAAAAGGTAATGATTCACTTGTATTTATATTAACCGCTTTTGGTTCTACCTTTGCTTTTGGTTCAAAATCATTCAAAGTTATCTTTACATTTTTACCATACTGGTCAGGTTCAGCATAAATATTAATATTAACTTTTACGTACCTCTTACCATTGTATTCATAAGAATGCTCTAGTGCATCTGTGATACATAGGCTTGAACTTAGGAAAGTTTCGTTAATCTTTTTTCCGCTTCCTAATCTGATTGCTTGTTTTTTTTCGTTGCTCATTTTGTTTTATTGGTTTAAGTATTCATTTATTATTTTAATTGTATGCCCAAAGCCTTGCCCAAACTCTGCCTTATATCCCTTGCCTCTTAGCTTCATCATCATTATCTCTTGCTCCTGATGATGCTCATTTTTTCGCATTGTTCCGTCTTTTTTAAATACTACGTTATTAACTGTTTTTAATTCTATAAATAAACCGGCATAGTTTCCTTTAGGTTCAGCAATAAATAAATCGGGATAAGCATTTGAATATTGAAGTGCTTTATGTCGCTTTGCCATCCCTATGCTCATTCTCATTCCTGAACTAAAGTCAGTTCTAAATATAACATAAGGGTATAGCTTTCGTATGTAGTCGCAAACTAAACGATGTAAGTCTTTCTCTAACATATTTCAAAACTAAAATAAATTTATCCACATTATTAAAAAAGTTATCAATACTAACTTTCTACTTTGTTCCATATCTTTTCTCCATCCTTACCCCAGTAGTGGTCGCATTTACCATTCTTTAAAGGTAATTCCATAAAGTAACTCTGATATAGTTCATCTGCTTTTGCAGTAAACCTGTAGCAATTTTCTTTGTAAGGGCAATGAATTAAACCCTTTTGACCTTCGCATTTTGCAATATCTACCATATTTTTATTTATTTAAAATGTATGTTTCGATAAAATAATCTTTAGCCTGTCCTTCATATTCAATTTTATTATTTAAACCTTCGTTAAATGCTTCTTGTATTTGGTCTCTTTCTAATTGTAAAGCTAATGTAAAAAAGCCTTCTCTTTCAAGTCTTTCATAAATTGGTCTTGTTATAGTTCCATCTAGTTTTTCGATTAATTGTTCTACTGCTGTTTTCATAATTTATTTGTTTTGTTATAAGTTTCTAAATAATTTAGCCTCACTTTGTGTCGTATAAGTCACACATTAACCTAAAATTGTGACATTAATAACCAGTTATTGCATCAATATTTGGAAAAATTCATGCAAATTAGTTTACTTTTTTTTAAATTTTAGAAGTAATACTACTAAATTATGGCTGATATCTCGGATATATGCCAAATTAAGGTTATTAAAATAACACAATTTGATTTATATTTTCATTTTTAAATATATTCCTAGCAGTATTAAATATTGTTAAACCTGCTTCATAATCAACAAGGTTTCTACCAATCTTTACTAAACTTTGTTCTCCTTTATAGCTTGTTAAATCTATTTTATGAAATTTACATAATTCTAATAATTCATTTTTAGTTTGAGAAATAGCAAATCTTCTATCATTTAAATTATTAGGCAAATTAAAATTAGTCCAATATAAATGTCTGCCCCTTTTTTTTGCAGGAATTAATGGTTCATAATAAGGTATAACATTTTCAACTACATATTTACCAGTTTTAAAATAATATTGTAAAAACAATATTTCTTCATATAATTTCATATCTGGATAAATAGCTTCAGTAGTTGTATCGTAATTTGAACTATTCCAATATCTTGCTCTTGAATGACTTGGGCAAGGTGGACTGCTCCATATAAAATCAAATTCTTTAAAATGGTCAAGTAAATATTGGTGTGCATCTGCAACAATTACTTTATCATTAGGGAATCTTTCTTGATACATCCTTGCAAGTTCCTGGTCAAGTTCAACTGCAGTAACTTCGCAATTATCCCATAATAAACGATTGCCACCTAGACAAGCATATAAATTTAGTACTCTCATAATAATTCTTTAAATTCCATTCTTTCTCCTATAAATTGGATTGGCATTTTATATCCTGCCAAATCTTAATTAAATTTTATTATTTGGCAATTTATAATAATTCTTTAAATTCCATTCTTTCTCCAATAAATTGGAATGGTATGTTTTTTAAACTTCCGTGCCTATTTTTAGCAATCTTAACTATACATTTGCCTTCTGAATTATGTGTCATACCATCAACTTCTATTTCTCTTATTCCATAGGTCTCAGGTCGCATAAGAAAGATAACCGAATCAGCATCTTGTTCTATACCTCCGCTTTCTCTAAGGTCTGAAAGTTGTGGCATTTTATCATTTCTGCTTTCAACTGCTCTACTTAATTGACTTAATGCAAGTACTGGTATATTTAATTCCTTTGCTATTATTTTGCATCCTCGACTAATTTCTGCAATCTCACTTTCCCTATTACCTTTCCTATCTACTCCACTCATAAGTTGCAGATAATCAACGCATAAGAACTCAATTTGGTATTTTCTTTTTAGTATCGCAGCTTTGCTTCTTAAATCTCTAATGTTTAAACTTGGTGTATCATCAATGTATAATTTTGCTTTCTGCAATCTACTCTCACTTGCCATTAGCATAAATTTATGCGCTTCTGTAAGATTATTATTTCTAAGCAAATGATGTGCAATCCCTGAATCTAAACTTATTAACCTGTTAACTAATTGTTCCCCACTCATTTCTAAACTAAATATCCCTACTGGCTTATCTTGTTTTAAAACATTTAGTATTGCATTAAGCATGAAGGCAGTTTTACCCTGAGCAGGTCTAGCCGCTAAGATTATTAAATCAGGATTAACCCAACCGCTAATGTACTTATTTAAACTCTGCCATCCTGTGTTAATACCTATTTGCCCATTCTCAATTACTGCATCTCTTTCTTTAGCTAAACTCATTATGTAATGCGCCATTCCTTTCTCACTATTTTTATAAATACTTTCCTGAGCATTTAAAATCTTAGTTGACGCATTATTTAAATGGTTTTCAATTTCGCCTTGATAAGAATCATTAATTAATTCCTGACCTATTGTAATTCCTTTTCTTTGAAGATAACATTGTTGAAGTATTAATATCCAGTCATTCATTGAACTGCTGCCGGTTACATTATTAGTTAACTTTACTATCTCATAAGCACCGCCAACTAAATCCATCTCTTTTTTATTTGTCAAGTAATTTGATACGGTTACTATATCAATAGCACTCATTTTATCATATAACCCCTGTATCGCTTTAAAGATTAATTGGTTTTTAGTATTGTAAAAGAACTCACTTGTAATTTTTGCTATATATGTATGAACTGAATTCTGTTCGATTAATAAAACTCCTAGAATCCTATCTTCGACATCTTTGTTGTTTGGTGGTGTTTTAGCCATTTTAAGCCTTTTTTTAGGTTGGTTAATGTATTCTTGATAGATTGCCTTAAAAGTTATTTTAAATTAAACCTTGATATCTTAAAATGCCTTTAAATGATAGTTATACTTAATTGATAACTAAAATTGTATTAAAGAACTATTTTTGTTAAAAAATCCCCTTTATTTATTTCTTTCTTTTCTTTCTTTGCATTGCCGTCCCCATTAGGGAGGGTAATAGCCTCCCCATTTTTCCATCGTAAAGCTGCTCCAATTTTACCTTTATCGCTTAGCTTTTTTCTTAATCCTAAATGGTCATTTAATCTCCGAGAAAAGAAACCATTTTCAGCGATTGTAAATAAATTAAATTCTTCAATAACTGCCTTAACTTTTACCTCATTAGTCTGCATCTGCATTGCAAGAACTGGAGTGATATTTAAAGGTAGAATCCCACCTGCTTGTGCTAAGTTCTCAACTAAGAACCAATAAATGCCATAACCTTCCATCCCTAACTGCTGCCTTAAAAATAAAATTTTTACATCATTGGCTGAATTATAATCGTGGCTAAAGTAGTATGATTTATTCATTTATTAATATTTTACGTTTGTTATCCTCAAATGTTACCTCTATCAATCCTGTATCTTTTAATTCATTTAGCCAGTTGTTTACTGTCATTGTAGAAACTTCAAAAGCATCTGCATAGTAAGCATTTGATTTATCTATTCTTTTTGTATGTTCAAGGTAAATATAAAAAATCTTTGCCGAATTATTTATTTTATATTCTAATATATCTTTTTTAATTGTAATCATTGATTGAAATTTAAGGGGAGGCGATTAACCTCCCCTAGTTAATTAATTGATTTCGTTGTAGATTCTTCTTGAATCTCTTTTGTTTAATACTGAAAATTCGCCATACCTAATTGACCTTCCAAACTTGTTAGTATGGTTAATAAATCTACAAATGATATTTACTCCCTTTGCTCTTAAGGATGATATCCTTGCAGTAGGATTTAAAATGCCATTCATTACAAGGTTTAAACTTGTTGTGCTTTTTTCAGTTAGAAGTAGATTCAGTACTTCTGCATTTTGATTTGTTGGTGTTGTCATTTTTTATGGTTTAAAGTGGTTTACGAGGTGTATAATACTAGAATGGTGCATCTTTAATTTTTTTCCAATATCAGTTAATATGAATCCGTTTTCTCTTGCTGCTTTAGAAAAATCAACCCTACGTTTAACAGTTTCATATTTACGATTGTTCTCTGTTAATTGTTCGTAAGTTATATTATTTTCTTTTAAATAATTGATTGTCCAAAAGTCTAAATCTTCAGCATTTTTAACAAATGGCTTTAACTCTTTCTCAACTACCTTTATTTTTATTCTTTCTAAAGGGTATCTATCAAATAATAAAGCAATTTTTTCTAAATCATAATTACTACAATTAGTATAAATTTGGATATACTTTAAAATTGTTTTTAAATTATCGGTCATTTGTTAATTGGTTGTAAAGGTTATTCATATATTCTCCTGCCTGTTTAATCTTGGATAAAAGTAATTCCATATCCTCAATATTAGCTTCAATCCTAAAAATGAACATTTTTAAATTATCTGCAATCTCCGGACAATAAGAAACAAAATCACAAAACTCACTTTCCGTTACCATCATATCGCTTTGGCATTGCCAGTAATACTGTTTGTAATTCTTTTTAAAATATTCTTGTCCTTCTATTAATCCATTTGCGATATGGTTTGTGTAATTATAAGGACATTTAACTTGAATAATTCCACCGCCTTCTATTAAGCCATCAGGAGTGCCACCATATAATCCGGTTATCATTTCTATATAACCGCTTGGATTAATTTTATTACCAGTTTTACCTTCATAGAATTTAATTGCTTCGTTCTCTAATTCCAAACCGTGATTTGTAGCATTAGAAGTAAACTCTCTTTGCACTCCTGTAAGTCTTTCAGCAAGTTTAGTTGTTAAATATTCCTTAGTGGTTGCAGATAAATTACCTGCTTCAGACTTTAATTTTGGTTCGGTCATTAAATTGTATACGGTTGAACTGGTTATCTTGCCCATTCTTTGCTCAAACCATTCTTTTGAATATTGCTCTATCATTATTTCATTGCTTTAATGGTTAATAAATCTTTATCCCTTAAAACTAGGTGCGCTTTTGCTTTCTCAAATACATCCCTTTCGCCTTCGTTATATCTAGCTACTAAAGATATCATTTGTTGGTCTGTCATAAATGGTTTTTCTGCTTTGCCGTGGTCGTTTGTAGCATCTGCATCCTTTGTGTCATCAATAAGAAATAAACCGTTTAATGCGTACTTTCTTGCATAACTACTAGATGCTCCAAAGGATTGTGCTATATCCATTCCTTTCCGATTTGGTTCTATTCCAGCACAGGCAGTAACATAGTGATTTTCTGAACCATCCGTAAATATAATCCTACTTTCGCAGTAAATAATTCCACCTGCTTCTTTAATTGAATCGCTAATTATTAGCTGACAATTATATTTAAGAAGTAAAGGTTTAACTGCTTCGAGAATATCCTCGCAGCTTCTGTACTTGTACTTTCCAAACGCATTCGTTTGATTCTTAGGTGCTTTTAATTCGCTTTGAATTTTAATTAAATTGCTCATTTGTTTTCTATATTAGGTTTATTAATTGGTTACAAGTTTGTGTTAATTGTATTTTAAATTCTAATTTTGTTATTTGTACAAAGTTTTCATTATTAATTAAATCTGCAATATGCTCTGAACAAGTACTAACTTTTATATCTTGTTTTCTCCAGTTGCTTATTGCTAGGTCTTTACTAATAATTGCAAAATAAGATGAATCAATTACTTTGTTATCTAGTTTAAAAAAGAAAGGTAATTCAATTTCGATTTCGGTTTCTACTTGTTTTTTTAGTTTGTATTTCATAATTAAAAGTTTAAAAGTTTGTCGGCTAATAATGCGCCAATAATAAGGATTGAGATAATGATTGCGTCTTTAATTTCTTTCTGTGTCATTGATTATTTTAATTAAGTTATAAATGTAATTAATCCAAGAATTAAAATCACTTGGCGGATTTGGTGGATGTACTGTTTTCATGATTAAATAATTTCATAAAAGTTTTCAATAAAAATACCTTCTTTAGAATCTTGATATTCGTATTCAGATAATGCATCTAATGCTTCATCATAACTTTGGAAAGTATCAATTACATTTCCATTTTCTCTGCAGATAATTTTGTAAATTTTCATTTGTTTGTTTTTTTTTGGTTTATGCAGTTGATAGGATGCTGCACCCCTTTTTTTATTATGCTAACTTTAACCAGTTAATATATTCTTGTTCTGTTAAATTATTTAAAAATTCTTTCATTGAATTAATATCATTTTCTCCTTTTAAAATACAAGCTAAATTTATATTCTTTATAACCCTAAAAGGTAAAACGGTTAATCTTCTGAAACCTAAAGAATATTCTGTAGATTCTAAATTAAATTTTTGTAGTGTTTTTGTAATTGTAGCTTGTGTCATTTTGTTTGTTTTTTCGTTATTGATAAATCAAAGATAAAACGATTATTTCAAACTACCAAATAAATTTTAAACTTTTTTTTAAATTAATTTATATTATATATATAATTATTTTAATAACTATTGATTCTATTGGGTTTCAAATAAAAAACCCCATCATAAAAATGACAGGGTTAAACCAAAACTAAAAAACAAACTATCTTTTTGTTCGTTCGTACTCAATTAATTTATCGGCAAAGCAATCAACAAATAACTCATTATACTTTAATTTCTCGAGGTTCATTGCATTTAATATATGATGAATTAATTCGTGATAAAATATCTGCTCTTTACTTCTTTTATTAACTTTCTTTCCGGCATACTGGTCACACAAAGTTATAATATTTAATGTGAAATCCGCTTCTCCTAAGCATTTATTATCGTGGCAATATTCATTATCTATTAACACCTGAATAGTTTTGCCATTCAATTTAAATTTTTCCGGTATTAATATGCTGCCATTCATCCCTTATAGATTATACCGTTATAATAACATTCTCCATTTAATATTAATGTCGGCTGAGCAAAGAAACCTGTCTTTGTAAATACAACTTCAATAAATCCTTGCTGCCAGTCTGCAGTTTTGCCGGTAGGAAAAAACTCTACTTCTTTTGTTAACCTTGTACATCCTGATTCAAGCCATACGTATGGATTCTTTCTATTCGTTAAATATTTAGAATTTAATCTATGCGTATGACCAGTACTTCCACTACCCATATATTCAAATATGTTTTTTTCTGCTGCGCTTTTGTTTAAAGATAATCCGTGCGTGATGTCGAAAATATTGAATAAATTATACACATCGCTTTCGTCATAGTGAAAGCCATCGCTTTCCTTAAGGTCAAGCATTTCATTATACTTAGTAGAATTATAATTCTTATAAAGTACTGCTAATCGTGCAAGTTGTTTATCTCCTAGATTGTAAGGATTAGTTATTCTTTCATCGTGATTCCCTAATCTAACTCTAATCTTGGCATCCGTACTTAATCGTAAAGGCTTGAGTATCTGTTCTTTAGTGTATTCTATTTCTCCCACTTCTGTATATCCTTTTAGTATACCTTCCTGATAAAGTTTCTGACTGTGCTTTGATATGTAAGGCATATCGGTTACATCGCCGTTTATTACAACCTCATCAAATTTGTTATGTTTTAGTACCTGATTAATACATCTTAATGCTGAAAGGTCTGCTAACCATCCGTGACAGTCTGAAAATATTAATACCTTGTAAAGTTGTTTGTCAAATAATTGTTTCTGCTGCCACCAATCCGTTTGTATTTCATTAAATCGTGGTCTCATATTTTTTTATTTGGTAAAATATAGTTTTGATTCAGTTGCCCTTCTTATTGATAAACCTTTTATTTTTTTACCTCCTGCTTTATCCCAACGCAAAAATTCTTCATTAATGCTTTTATCGTTTGGATTAGCTTTTACTTTTTTAAATAAAGTACTACCGCTTAGTCCAGCATTACCACAATTATATTGAAACAATAATAAAGCATCGAACTGGTTCTGTGTAACTATTGTTTTTCCTAATTCTTTATTTAAAAACTTCGCTTTCCTATCTACCTCATTCTTTAATAATAAATCTGCATCCGCTTGTGTTATTTTATCTCCCATTTTAAAAGGGTTTCCTTTGCTATCTAAAATGCTTCCAAAACCAATTGTAACTACACCCGCCGAACAACGATATGCCTCTAATTTGCACCCTTCAAATATTTTTAATAATCTAAAAAATTCATCTGATGGATTCATAATATTTTTATAAATTTAATTAAGTAAGGTAATGTACAAACAAATAAAAAAGCAATTAACCAATATATCATTTTATTCTTTCTTGATATTTTACTAATTAATTCCTCATTTGATTTTTTAATATTAGTAGTAACTTTTAAAATAGAATCTAAACTGGCATTTAAGATTGTTAATTTTGCAGTTGATTCAACCGTCTTAGTTATTGTCTTTATTGGTAATTTAATTTTCTTTGTTAAATAAATCGTATCAATAACACTTGTATCAAAGTGAGGGTAAATTACCTCGATTGTTGTATCAAAGTGAGTAATGATTGTATCTACTTTAATAACATTACAAGGGAATGAATCTAAGGCGATTTGAGCAACTATTTTTGGATAGCTGCCCAATGCCTTATTAACTTGTTTTACCGCCTTGTTTTGGGTGTAGCAGCCCCCTAATAAGAAAGCTGCTACTAGTATACTATAACCCTTTAACATCGTGGTCTTTTGAATAGAGACCTAAAAGAACAACACCAATAGCAGCTACTAATTGTATTCCGCTTTTGTTGGTAAAAGTTCCGGCATTGTATGCCTGAATCAAAGCATCTAAAATAAAAGGCGCACCTGCAAGTAAACCTGCAATACTGGTTTTAAAGTTTTTCATTTTTATCATTTTTTAAAAGTTTAAATAAGGTATATGCAATAGATAATACAAGTAATGTAATGCGCAAATAAGTTTCAATGTTGGTCATTGATACTGAAAGCGCAAAGCCATTAAAAATGTATATTTTGTAGTCCTGAAAGTTCATTACTATTGTTTTACGAAACGTGGATATTGTGATAAAATAACCGAATCTATCGGAGTATTACTAACTCCCCATACCGCAACTACTGAAGCAGGGATATAGCAGTTAAAATCAGCTAACTGTTGGTTGTTCTTACCTCTTAATGTTACATAGGTATTACAGCCTTCTCCGTTACTTGAAAGGTTGTTTGCAGTCCAACTTAATGACCAAGCTAAATCTCCTAAGTAGTTAACTATAACTGGCTTAATTAAGATGCCACCTTTTTGATAGTAGATGGTATCGTTTCCGATTATTGCAGTATCGCTACTATTTCTAAACATTTGCGCTTTTGTTGACAATGATGCCAACACTAAAACTGATAGGATTATTTTTTTCATATTACTTTTTTATTTCTTTAGGCTTTGTTGCTATTAATTCGTAATGGCTAAGTGCTTCTAAAATATAATCACTTGCTGCTTTGCTATCTAATTGCTTTTGAATGATTGCAATAATGTTTTTGAACTTCGTAGTATCAACTCTGATAATTAATGTATCAGAAACTTGACTAAATGCTGCTGACATACTTAATGCCATTACTAGGGTTGTGATTGTTTTTTTCATTACTTGTTTTTTATAAGTTTTCTATTTCTTGTTTAACTTCTTCTAAAAATGCAATAACTTCAATATTTAATGCTCCTAATTTTAAAGTATTAATAATTTCATTTCTAATTTTAATCATTTCATTTACTGCTATTAATGCACACTCTTTAGCATCTGACATTGAAATCATCATATGTGAGTTTTCACTTGTTCTAATTTCAAGTAACCTAAATTTATGTGCTAATTCTTCTGCCTTTTCTTTTGGTGTCATCATTTGTTTTTTAATGTTTGAATTTCTGTTTGTAATTCTTTTATTTGTGCTTGTTGCTCTTGAATTGCTTTTGTAAGCATAGCAATTACCGACCTATCATTAATACCCCAAGGACTATTTTGTTTAGGTGTATTTGCTGCTTCTTCTCCTATTGCTGAATTAACTTCTTGTGCATAAAAACCAAGTTGTCTAATTGTAGTATCTAAACCGCTTTTGTTTTTCCAATAAAAATATCTAGGCTTTAAATTCATCACACTTGGCAAA